AGAAAGGAGAGGAAGAAGAGGAGAGAGAAGGGGACTGTCTTTTTTTCTTCTTCTGGCATAGTTATCCTCCTATGTTAAAACTCATGCAAGATGTCCTCTGGACTATCAATTGTTGCTAACACTTCATCGTCGTTTAGCAGACGCATTTCCCCACCATCTATTTTGATTCGGCTACCTGCATATCTTGCAAACATAACCCAATCTTTTTCTTTGCACCATGGACCTTCAGGATACCTCTCTTTATCCTTATAACACTGTGAACCCATGGCCATCACTAAACCAACTTGTGAAGCAACTTGTTGTCTCTCTAAAGTTGTTTCAGCTAAATGTATTCCACCTTTAGTTGTTTCTTTCATTTTGAAAGGTAAAACTAAAAGTCTCCAACCTGTTGGTTTTGGTAATTTTGGTTCTTCTTTTTTTGACTCAACCCCTACTAATTTTTTTTCTGGTACTTTAATTTTTTGACTTGGGGTCAATATTGATGACTGTTCCTTTTCCATTTTGCTCCTTATCTTCTAGCAGGTTAGAGAGTTCCTGTAGTGTTGCCTCTATGGCAGCTATTTGCCCTACTATATATCTATATTTTTCCATATTGTCAATACTGCCTGACGTTATTGATATAGATAAAGCATCGGCTCTTGTTTTTAAAAACTTAATTAGTCTTGTTATGACGGTTTCTAATTGCATTTTTACCTTTCTTAAAAATTGCAGCGACTTTATTTTTACCCATAACCTTGGCTCGCTGTTCTCCAACAGTTAAAATTTGAATTTTCCTAGCAAACGGTTTAGAGATTTTTTTAACTTTCGCCACCGTTTTACGTGCATCTGTCGGCGTTGCGAACTTAATCCTAACAGTGTCACGAGGGTTTTCGTCTGTATAAAGTCTCCTACCATATTTTTTGCCAGGATGTTTTCCTGTTCCTTTTTTAGGGTCTGCCATTTAACATTTCCATCTTCTGCGTGCCTGTCTTAGTCTTGAGTTAGGATCTCTCGCAGCTTTAGGAAACTTTTTCATTTGACCTGCGCTTCTTGCGCAAAATGATTTACGTCGTTTAGCAGCTTTAGATCCTGGTTTGACTTTGCCAGTGACCGCTGTTTTTAGTTTAGAGCCAGGATTTAATCTTCTATAGGCTTTGACCCCAGCTTCTGTCATGCCTGCTCCAGACTTTGTAGGTCTAAAGTTTTTTTTATTTCTAGGTGGCATACCACCTTTTGCAAGTTTTGGTCTTACTTGGAAGTCTGTTCTCATACCATTCCTCCAAATCCCATTTTTTTTCTTTTAGCAAATGTTGGAACATTAGTTGGTTTACCACCAACACCTTGAGCCACTGCTCTTTTTCTAGAAACTGCTGATCGTCTTTGTCCTTCTGTCATACGTCTTGCTTTTGCAAGTGGGACACATTTTGGATACTTACGTTTTGCATCTGCTTTCTGTTTTGATCTTCCACATTTTGAGAAAGACCCATCTTTCTTCTTGCTACCAATGTCTACCCATTGTTGCTTGAACCACTTATCAAGGCCATTCTTAGCCATTACGAATTCTTTCCAATAGCCTCTCTGTTCATACCTCTTTTACAGAGTCCACCACCTTTTAAACCTTGCCTTTTTAATCTTGCAGTTGCTTCCATTAATCCACCTTTAGCTTTTTTACCTCTAAAATCTTTTCTCTTTACACCAGACGGATCTTTAATTTTACCCGCACAAATTTTACTAGCATAGGCGTTAGCATATGCACTGGGATATACGGCGAATTTTCTCTTCGCTGCGGCTTTACCTCTAGGACAAAGTTTAGTCATTATTTTTTCTTAGCCATTTTCTTTTTCATGAAAGCTTTAAGACCAGGATTTAATTTTGCTATTCCACCTTTTTTCATAGCAGCTTTTCCAAGATCTTTTGCACCCTTACCATCAGCAGCAAAGAACGGAACTTTTTTTCCACCCTTCATTACCATTTTAAGTTTGCCACCTGCTTTCATCATAGGTCGCTTCATCATCATTCCGCCACCCATTTTACCAGCTCTACCTCCAGCTTTATAGCCTTTAGGTGAAACTTGTTTATTGTACAATCTATTTGCCATTATTTTTTTCCTCCGTTTCTAAATATTTGTGTACCCTTTATACCAAAAATCGACGCAACTACAAGTATCCAAAGGTTTGTGAACCATGTAGGGAGCTGCGAAAAATATTGAAAAAATAATTCAACCTTCTGCATCGCAGTTGGGTCATCTGATACGACTGCCCAAATTAAAACAATCACGGGCGCCGAGAGAATCACCAAAACGAATTCGTCTTTCCAGTCGTTTTGTCGAGCCTCTAGTAATTTGCCCTGGTAAGCTTCCTCACCACGAGCCATACGCTCTGCATGCATTAATCTTGCATCAGACATTGCTTGTTTCGTCTTCTGCCTGTTAGCGTAAAGCTTACTACCAGTAGAGACGGCTAATTTTATTGCCGATAACCACATAATTAGTAAGCTTTAGATTTTCTTCTTTTCTCTGGTCTTACAGCACCCTGTCCTTGAACTTCAAGTTCAGGTTTTCCTGTACCAATATAGTTAAAAGCTTGGTCAGCAGTTGTTTTAGATCTAGGATCTACTTCAACTTCTTGTTCACCAACTTTAACTTCTTTGATCTTATCAAGTTTTTGCATTTTATGCTCCTTTTTTACGTTTTTCTACACCTTTTATAACACCTTTATTCTTAGATGCATAGAAAACTGTTTCACCCTTCTTTTTCCCATACTGTTTCTTCATGGATTTCATGATTTTTTTACCTTTTTTGTTTAATGGCATTAATCATCCTCCATCATAACTTGAGCTTGTTGTATTCCTGACTTAGCAAGGCTAACTCCAGCTCTTAATTTTGATAAATCTTCGTTTTGTTCTAATTTATCTTCAAAATTTTCACGTTGTTGCATTAATCTTGCTCTTGCAAGTTCAACTTGTGCTTGATCGTTGTCTTTTTTACGTTCATTTTCCATAGCACGTAGGTCAACTTCTCTTGCTTTTAGTTTTAGAAGTGGATCAGAGTCAAATTGTGATGTAATTTTCTTCTCTTCCATCATAAAATCTGCTGTCATCTCTGCAACCAACACTGCTTTTCTAGCTTCGATTGCTTGAGAGATCTGTTGTAACTGTTGTGCAGCGTTTGGATCTGTTGCTGCCATCTGTTGTAACATTTGTAGTTGCATTATTTGTTCTCTAAACTCTAATTGTACTTGTTCTTGTGCCATTAAACTAATGTGTTCTAAAATATTTTTCTGTATCGCTGCCATAATCGCAGGATTATTTCTAACCATATTAGTTGACATAAAATTTAAGTGAGCTGTAACGTGTGCTCTATGATCTTGACCAGGAAATGCTTGAAAAGGTTTGCCACCTAAAGCATTAATGTGCTCTACACTTGGATCCATTGGAGCTATTGGTGCAGGAGGTGGTAATATTTGATCTATATTTTTAACACCGATCGCCTCGTACATTTTTCTGTAAGCAGAATATAGATTATGTATTTGTGGATTTGATTGTGCAAGTTGTAATTCTGTTTGTGCCATTGATATTCTTTGCGCCATAGAAAAAATATTTGGATCTGCAACTGGTATGATGTCTATTCTATCGTCAAAGTCTACTTGTTTAATGTTCCGTGCTCCACCGACCACGTCGTATGGATATTCTGGTGGTAAATATTGTGCAACAACTTTTGATAAAAGTTTAAATTCTTTTTTCATTCCTGCATATAATCTTTTATGTATTGCAGACATGACCCGTGATCCACGTTCCAATAATGCTATCGTTGTTCCAACAGCCGCTTGTTGATTACCATCACCCACTTGCATGTCAGCAATAGCCGCGAACCTCTGACCAGCGGTTACAACAATACCCATCAATTGTAATAGTGTTGCTGATGGTTCTTTGTATGGTAATGGAAAGAACGCTTCTCTCAGGTTACCACCTGGTGCGTCCACATCTTTGAACTCACCAGGTTGTATTGGTGATGCTTCGTCTCGGACTCTCACTCCTCTTTGTTTAAATCCAGCAGGCAAGTTAGATAGGGTTCCTGCATCTAATAACTGACGTAAAGCAGCTGTCGCTGTTCTGCTTAATCCGCCAATCATGTGAATCAAACCGAAGCCATAAAATCCAAGTCCTGGAAGAAATTTGAAATGGACAAAGTATTGGATTTTACTTTTCTTTAGATCGTCAGGATTATAGTTTCTTCTAATAGATAATATTTTTCTACTAGCCTCTTCTACGGTTACTATGTAAGGGAGCTTAATTCCTGTAGGTTCACCTTCAGAATCTACTTCTTCAAATCCCTCAAGATCTAAATTTACGTGGCACTCTAAAATATTATACATTGGTTCTTGCTTACCAGTTTTTTTAGTGCCTTCTAATTCTCGTTCTTTTTTTTCTAATTCGTTATTGGTATCTGGTCCTGGTGGGCCAAGTTCAATATCAGAATAAAAACCATTAACTTGTTGTTTACGTAAATCGTTCTCTGATATTTTTATTGTGTGTATAATTGATTCTGCATCATCTAAAGAGTTTGCAGTATAAGGTACAATTAAATCTTCTGCTGGTACAAATTTAGAAACAGCTCTACCTAAAAGTTGATCGTAGTAAACTTTTTTAAATGTAGATCCTGCAAGTGGTAAATGAAACAACATTGAATCAAACTCTGGTTCGTACTCTTGCATTTGATCCATCAATAAATAATTCATGTAGTCTTTTACACGTTGCGATTGTTGTTCAACAGGTGGACTAGAGACACCAATAATCTGTGTTCTAACTGGTCCTTCTGCTGGTAGTAATTCTTTATAAGCTTGTGCTTGAAACTGTGTGACTGCTTCTGCTAACACTGGGTGAGTTGCACCAGATGCTCCTTGAAAAGGTTCTGTTCTGTTTTCGTATTTGAATCCTAAAAGATCTAAACCTTGAATGTATCCTTGCTCCCAGTCTTTTCTGGAAGTTTTATAATCCATGTAATTTTGCACCATCTCGTTTCCAAGAGGGTCTAAAATATCTTCTGGTAAAATGTCAGCGAGATTATCAAAATGGTTTTCTGTTCCAGGTATGTTGATTGCACCTGGTTCAAAATCAATCGTTGCACCACCATCTTCTTCTGGTGTTACTTCTACGGGTAATTTTTCTACAACTTCTTCTTTAACATCAACTTCTTCAGATGGTACTTCGACTTCGGTTCTTACCTGATTGGGAAGCGACTTGTCTATTTCTGCCATTTAATTTCTCCAGTTTGATCGTTTTAACTTGTTTTAACGGAACATTCAACCCCTGTGGATTGGGTCCACGCAAAGGTGGGATTGTGGTAGTGAGCTTTTTCACCATTAGTAATATGTCCTTTTCTTCTGTTCTTTGATCTCCTCTACATAATCCTCTGGGTGATCTATCAGTCCACCCTGTCTAAATCTCAAGATCGCTTGTGTAGTTGAGTCAACTAAATCGTCGTGATCTCCATATGGAAAAGAAGCACACTCTTCAATCACCTCGTGAGCAAACTCTTCGTCAGGAGCCCATATCATACCAGATTCAAACAGAGGTGCAACAGCATTCACACGAGTAAATTTATCGTTACCACGATTAGGTGAAAAATTAGTTACAGGTATATCCATCTTTCTTAACTCGTGAGTTAACGGCAGTCCACTTGCCTTAGACTCAATAATAACTGTTTCAGGCTGCCAGTATTTATATTGCTCTAGTGCCACTCGTCTTAACTCAGGAAACTCGTATCGTCCCTTGATTGCATCAAGCAACATAAGGTTTGCTCCAGAGTCTTCGTTAGGGTACCAAACACCCCATGTAGTAATAGCAGAATAATCTGATGTTTCTTTTTTCGTGAAGGCTGTATCGTATGATTGTATGATGTGATAAATATTTGGCATGTAATCTTTTTCCCATTTATTCCACCACTCACGTTTTAATATTGCACCTTCTTCAGAAGTTGGGTTTTGCATCCATTGTGCGTTCCATTTTGCATTTGGCAAAACTGCTTTTACCTTTTCTAATTCTGCAGAACTCCAATACTCAGGCCATACTGGTTTGTTGTCCATGATCGCTGGAAACTCAACCACGTGCCACTGGTCTGCTTTTGCTTCTGTCTGTGATGTAATTAATTTTGCTGTTAAATCTTTTGTGCTCCACCTTGTCATTACAACCACAATTTTACCACCAGGTTGCAAACGCTGACGAGCACCTGATGTATACCACTCGTATGCTTTTTCTAAAAGGTCCTTGGACATTGCGTCTTGTTCAGAGTGTGGATCGTCGATGATTAGTAGATCAGCACCACGACCTGTTATTGCTCCACCAACACCAGCTGCAAAATACTCGCCCCCTTGTTTTGTTTCCCAACGTCCTGCAGCTTTGGAATCTTCTTGAAGTTTTGTTTTAAATAATTCTTGATATTCTTTTGAGTCGATTACATTTTTCGCCTTACGACCAAAACGAATCGCTAGTTCTGCCGTGTGCGTCGCTTGAATGATTTTTAGTTTTGGATCAAGGCCCACCATCCACGCAGGTAATAAACATGATGCAAATTCTGATTTGGTATGTCTGGGTGGCATGTTAATAATTAATCTATTTATTTTACCCGACGCCAGTTGATTAAACTTATCTGCAATGTGCCTGTGGTGGGACCCCTCTACAAAGTCTCGCCAAACATATTTTACAAAATTTAAAAAATCACTTTGAACACCTTCTTTGATGTCCTCTCTTTTTCGCAAGAGTTTTTTTAATTTGTATTCGTGTTGAATCTTTGCGGGTAACTTATTTTCATCTATTTTAATAGTTTCTTTCATATGGTACCAAAAGTATTTTTAGCCCCTACGGCCGTGTAAATCAAGCATATATATACATACATTAGGATCCCTATCTAGAT